GTGTTTAGCTTTTCAAATCTCTGATATTGTGATAACGTAATTTCGTTAAGACTATCAGGTACATTTATTTCAACTCTCATATTATAACAATAAATAAGTTTGGAATATGTATAAAAAGAAAAGGTCAGCATATAGCCGACCAATTCCTACTTAACCAAATGAAAAAAACTAACTGTTTAAAATAAATCTGTTATAAGCATATTCGTATGCTATATGTATTGCTTCCATTAATTCAATACTGTTTTGTTTGTAGGTTGTCTTTTGACTTCCTACTCTTGTTCTGCCCTTGTAATCAATATACAATGTTACATCAGGATTCTTACCCTGCCTTACAGGTTCTTGTACAACATATATTTGTTCGTACCAACAAGCCTCCTGCATCTTATATAATTCCAAGTATTCTATCTGTTATCTCGTTTGCCCAAAGTAAGAAGTATAAAAACCCATACATTGATGCTACTCCAAACATTCCGAAAAGTAAAGAGTAAACCACGAACTTTATTGTGTTAACTCTATTCTCTTTCTTTGTTAAATTACTAATCATTACTTCTGTAAAATCTGTCATAATTATTGTTTTAATTAAACTTTGTTTATACAAATATATAAACTTTTTTTTAACAAACTAATTAATAGATAAAATATTCCCCTTTGTTTGGGTTCTCTAATTGGTCTGTTAATACATACCTAGCTGCATCTATACAGTCAGGATGTTCCCCTGTAGGCTTTTGTAAAGTATTTCCTTCTTTGTCTTTTGCCCATACATATCCTGCTAGTTCTCTTTTTAGGTTCTTGCTTCTTGCTGTAACGTATATCTCATTCTGATTAATTAGGTTGATTCCATATACTACAGAATCCCTACCTTTGCTTACACCATATATTGAATGACCATATCCTTGTAACTCTGCTATTGATTTTGGTTCTGCTGAATCAGCTACAATGTTTTCTTTTATTTCTAGTTGGGTAAGGTATCTACTAATATCCCTGTTAAGCATTCCCTTCTTATACAGAACCTCATCATATATGTAAGCATCATTCCATTTATAAAGTGCTATCAGGGTCGTAGGGTCAACCGAATAACCAAAGTCCATACCATAAGCTAATAACCTTGCATCTTCGGGTATTTTGTCTATTTCTTTCCAATCAGGAATACATACACCCTCTAAACTTCCCTGCAAACCAAGTCCATATACTTTCCACCAGTTTGCCCAATACGTTGAAGTCTTTGCCTTGTCTTTAGCTTTCTCTATTTCCTTTACTATTGATTCAGGAAGTGCGTTGTTGTCTTTGTAAGTTAATGTGATGTAGTCCGTATCGGGTTTACCTATTAGTTCTTTATCTACCCAAAAAAAGTTAGAGGGGTTGTAGTCTAACCATATTGTTCCACTTGTTCTTACCGCTAATTGTGTATAGGCATCAAACGGTACATTGTTACACTCGTTAATGTATAAGTCTGTTCGTCTAGCACCTCTTAGTTTATCGGGCTGGTCTGTCGAAAAAAACTCAATATAACTTCCATTGTGAAAATTGTATTTTAACGTGCTTTTATTGAACTGACTATCCTTATACCTATTAAGCCCCTTTAGAATCGCTAAGAAGTCCTTTAAAGCACCTCTACGAAGGTGTGGAATAGATTCCGATACTACACTAATTTCTTTTCCTTCGTTTCTTATAGCATAATCAATAAGTAAACAAAGTATTGATACGGTCTTACTTGCAGAAGTTCCCCCTTTAACTATTCTTATCCTGCTTTGTAATTCCTTTAGTTTGTAAAACGCAATGGTTTTTTTAACTCGCATTAATCTACATCTTCCATAAACAAGGGTAAGTCCTCATTAATGGTAATATCTTTTGTTTCTCTAGGTTTACCTGCGTAGTAATTGTAAAACAACTGAACAAATTTAAAGTCTCCTTCTTCTAGTCCTTTCATTAAGGCTGCAAAAGCTAAGGGTTCTAATGGAGTAAGTTTTTCTATAAGTGCAACTTCTTCGCTTTTAGGTTTTCTTCCAGCAAACCCTTTAGTTGAATGTCCACCATTATTTCTTCTACCATCCATAATTAAAATACATTAATTAATTAATACAATAAGATTTTTAATAGTTTGTTAAATGCCACAGTATCCTGAATCACATTCGTTGAAGTCATCTTCAAACATATTCATCTGTTTAAAACTATTTCTTATCTGTTCGTAAGTTACTCCATTTTTAAATGTTCTTACATTGTATCCTTTTTCTTGTTCAGCACTTACAAACCAATCGTATTTACTTGGATGCTTATCGCTCATTAGTTTTAGAAGCACTTCATTTCTGTGGAAACATCCTATACAATTATTCATATAAGCAAATCTTACTGGTTTATCTTTCCAATATTCCTCAACATTGTCTTTATATATATTAGCTTCTATTAGTGGGAACACGGGTTTTTGCCATCCTATCTCCGCCCACTTGTTTTGTGTTTTTCGCTTTCCTACTATTGTCTTGTGGGTAAGCAATCCATCTTCGTTTAATCTCTCATACATTTTCTTCGCTCTGCGTTGCTCGTTTGCTCTGTAACCTATTCTTGTTTCTATTGGTTCATTTACTTCTTTCTGCCACCATTGAAATATAGGATTAAGTTTCATTTCTGTCGTACAAAACCTTTGTGTTACATTCGGCAAATACTTCTTTCCATTTCTTAATATTATCTCATCAAAAGTTTTACCTGTAACCCAAGTTATTTTTCTACCTATGTATTGTTCAAGGTCTAACATTGTATAGATAATTATATCATCCTCTGCAGTAGCAATAAAAGGTGCTTGTATTCTGTCCTCTACTTCTTGTCTTATTTTCTTATCAGGAAACTTAGATGCTTCGTGTTCAATTCTTACTAATGCGAATACATCGTAATCAGCAGGATAGTTCGCTGCTATGTAGGAAGATGTTTTGCCACCACTAAGAGAATTAACCTTAATCAAAGTTCTCTATTCTATTAGGTTCGTACTTCTTTAGTACTGTTTTTAAGAAGTTGTATTTTTGTTTCAAGACTTTGTATTGTTTCTCGTAAAACCCTTCTAATGATTCAGCACTATAAAACTCATCAGGGTTAACACTTATAGCGTAGTCTATTCTTTCTAAGATTGTATTGTAATCTGTTTTTATTTGTTTGTCGTATTCTAACCAGTCCTTTAAGTTTCTTAAAGAATGTAATACAGTAGAATGGTCTTTGTTTAGTGTTTCCCCTATATGGGATAAAGGTAGTCTTGTTTTATCTCTTAGTAGTTTGTAGTAAATGCTTCTTGCTTCTACATATTCTCTTTTTCTAGTGTTTGTATCTAGTTTAAGTTGATAATGTTGTTCAACTATTTCTTTAATCATTTCTTTGTTCATCTTGTATTTTTAAAATTAAATCTTTTATTGTCATATATCCTGATTCGTGTATTGCTTTCAATATCCCTGCACAGGCTTCATATTCTTCTACTTGTTCGTAAAGGTCGATAGCTTCTTCTAGTTCGGCAATGTTTCTTCCGTTTGCTATATCTACTAAGGCGAGTAAGTAAAACTCGTGTATTATATCTTTATTCATAAAATAATCAGAGAACCAACCAAAAACTCTGATTGTGTTAGCAATGACTGTTCACTAACAGATATAAAGAACGTAGGTTGGTTTTTATTCATTTAAAACATTCTTAATTGAGACTGATGTTCTTCTAGTCGTTTCTTTGCGGCATTAAAATACTCAACGTCTATTTCGTAAGCTATTAAATCAAAACCTAGATTATGACAGGCTATGGCTATTGAACCGCTACCTAAGTGCGTATCAATTATCCTATCTCCCTCTTTTGCATAATTAATCAATAGCCACTCATATAACTTTATAGGCTTCTGAGTTGGATGAAATCTTTTGCTCCTGTCCATTGACAAATGGTGTTTATATGACCTCAACGCTCTTTTAAAAGATGTAAAGGCTAACTCCCCATCAGAAAAATCACTATCGCCATTCATTTTATCCCAATATATCCATCCCATTGATGGTTTTTTAATCTTGTCAATCATATAGTTAGCTCCCCATATTATCTGATTTTTACTTATTCTAAAAAGTTCATCAAAATAATCTTGAGGCGGTGTTTCAGAATCCCACGTTTTGCCCTTGTTTTTGTATTTTCCTCCCCCGAGTGTCATTTTATTGACTTCGATACCATAGGGGGGGTCAACAATAGCTAAGTCAAAATAATTGGTGTCTATTTTTTTCATTTCAACCAAACAGTCAGCATTATTAAGGTTTATCATATCAAATCTTTAATTTCGTATGCAATGTAGTTATCAATAGGAAAAAGTATAAAACTACCTGTTTTAGATAAAAACTTATTTTTTGCCTTTGATAATTCAACAAGGCTTTGAACGTAAACTTTGTATGTGGTTTGACAAACGATAAATAAAACCGTTTCAATGTCATATTTATTATAAATTGTCATTCTTCTATCGTATTGTGCTTTTGACAATCCGTGTGAGTCGGGATTGTTATACATTTCTACTGTCTTTACTTCAGCAAAGTACAATTTATTATCAATCTCAAAAGTGCAGTCTATCTGATGTTGAGCAAATCCCTTCTTAAATAAGTATTTTCTCAATAATTGCTCTCCTGCCATTCCTGTTCTTATATTGTCCGTGTTATTGTCAAAATAGCTATACAATTCTGTAGGCATACCTATCTTAAATTTCTCGTCATTAAATAATTTTTGCATCATTGTTATTTGTTTATAATATTCCTCTCATTACATATTGGTCTAAATCGTTTTCTTCCTGAAAGAAGTACTTGTAGTTATCTACAGCTTGTCTGAATTTCTGTTCGCCTCTTGATAAGAAGTCATCGCTTACATCAAATATCCCTATATCGGTACTTGCTTTATCAATGACTAAGAAAATAAACTTATCCTTATTAAACAGTTTAAGGTACAACCACGCTTGAAGGTCGTAAGAATATTTATCGCAGGAGTACCGAAATGAATTTAGGTCTTGACTTGTTTTCAGGTCGATGATTGTGTCTCCCTGTACAATATCCGCTTTACCTCTAAACGCTAAACCCTCTATCATATCTATTGCAGGAACTTCAAACTCTGATTTAGTTAATAGTTTGAGTGCTGCTTCATTTCTTAGGACTGCATCTGCTAATCTTTCTGCTGCGCTTCTTTCTTTTGTTAGAAATACTTCTCCGTACTTTTCCTTAGCATCTTTGTATTTGTTAGTGTTTTTAGTGGAAGCATCTACAAAATGTAAAGCATCTACTTTGTGAGGTTCAAGTATTAACCAATGTACCAACTTACCTGCTGCCAATGCAGGACTATCTGAGTTAGGGTCTCCGTACTTAGTAACGTTTCTGTAAGTCTTAGGACTCTTTAGAATCATTTTAAGACTTGAACTACTTAAAGCGTGTTTGCCTAAGTGTCCGTAGTAAAACTCGTCATCGTACATTCGAGTGAGGATTTCTTCTTTACCCCAATGCTCTCCGTTTAATAGTGTAATCATAACTCAATAAATTCTGTTTGTTCTTCTGTTCTTCTGTTTAGTTCTTGTTCGGCTCTTGCTTTATCAGATTCTAAACCCCCACCATTCATAATAGTGTAAAGGTATTCCTCTGTTTGCTGAGACCAAAACCACTCGTTGTAATTAAATTGCATATTGTTATTTTTTGTAAATATAAACAATTATTTAACATCTTCATCTTTTGGGAAAACTTTTTCTTCTAATTTTTCTATTTTATTTAAGGCAACCACTAACGCTTGTTGAGTTAGCTTTATATCGTGTTGCATCTTAATTAATTTAGCTTCTTTCATCCCTGTAGATTTGTGAGCATACTGCAAAGCGTTGGTCTTTGTCTTTAAACTCTGTTACCATATTGGAATCAATCATACATCTTTGTATAAATTCCTTTTGTGTTTCTGTTGCTTTTGGTTTAGGTAGTGGCATTACTTCTGTTGTTTTATTTTCTCTATATATAATATTCCATCCATCAGTTCCTCCTGTAAATGATTCAGGAACTTGTAGAATCCATCAGGAGAATCGTATAAAGTAGTCCCATACTTCTGAATCCCTTCCCTGCTTCTTGCTCTCATTGTTCTAACCACATCCTCGACAATAGGGTCTTTAGGTATATGGTTAAAAGTTGAATCGGAAACATATCCTCCTGCTTCCATCATTTCTTCGTACTTCTTTATGCTATCGCTCATTTGTAAAAAAATAAAATAATTTAACTAAAAAATGTTCAACCAATCTAAATAATAAATACCCTATAACTAATTCAGCCATATAAAGCTTTGTATTTGTTTATCTCCTTTTCAAGTTCTTCTATCCTTTCGTCAGCTTTCCTTGCCCTGTTTACCGCTCTTATCTTGTCGGAACGGTATTCGCTTAAAGATTGATTGTAGGCTCTTTGCTCCGTGATTAAGTTGTTCACATAAAAGCCTATTTCCTGCCAAGCAAAGTAAATCTCTTTTAAAGATTCGTTTTGTGGTTTAGCAGTTCTCCATTGTACTATCTTTTCNCCGACTAAATTAAAGTCAGTATAGTACTTCATTTCCTTGATATTGTTCAGTTTCTTGTTCATTAAAATTTACATTTCTTACAATTAAAGTGTTCTCCTATTTTATTGATGTAAGTTATA